AAGTTGGAATTTGGTTTCATCTAAGGGAATTTCAAATTCTTTGAAACTATCTGTTGCACCATATTGTCCAACTCTTAGTGCCCATTCTTCGTATGTTTCTATACTTTCTTGTTCAGCACTACTTAATTTGTCAAACAACTTTGTAAGAACATTTGTAGTACCTTTATCTTGTAGCATACCTTGATAAAATTTGTATTGACTTGTATCGTCATTTATAATATTCTGCAAATAAGAGCGTTTTTGATAGGCAATTGTATGCTGTGCAAATTTCTGTTGTTCAGCATCAAAGTTGTCTGTATCTAAATCGTAAAAATCTCCAAATTGTTCTGTCTTATATTCGAAGTTTGGAAGAAGAACATTTTCAGGCTTTTCTGATAATTTTGTCCAATTGTTACTATCAAAACTTTCGCCACTACTAAATTTAGCATTACTTGTGTAATAAAAGTCTTTGTATTTTACAACATCGTCGATTTGGTAATCTGTGTATGAATTCCAATTTTGTATATTTGGTTGATCATAAACAAACCCAGGTATTGCTAATGTACCATTCCAATCAGCAGTTCTATATCCATTTGCTTTAATACGTTCTTGTCTATATCCACTGGTTGGATTATAAATTGTATCAGAGAAAATAGTTTCATTATCTAGCACAACTACATGTTCTTTTTGAATTAAGAATAGTCGTACAAAGAAAATTCCACGACCTGCGTCTGTTGTACTCAAACTAAACGAATTTTCATCTGTTCTAACTATATTAGAAAAATCAATAGTAACAAGTTTGCCATCTTGATCTAGTATTTCATAATCAAAAATACTATCATAAATGTTATCAGGTGTTGCATAATCTCTGTTGAACAAAATTTTATTAGCACCCGGTGACAGAGTAATTAAAGAATTTACTCCCCAGTTTTGCGTTGTCCAGAACAAAAATTCTCTAGCTGCTGTACCCCAATTTTCTACAATTTCATAGCTGTTGTTTACATTGTCAAATACAAAACCGATTGATTCTAAATATTTTCCATATCCTAATAAGAAGTCAACAACATCTTGATATTCTTTTATAATACTTCCATACTGCAACTTTGATACTTTAGTTTCAAAGTTTTTACTAAATCTTGCTGCTTTGCCGCCTTGTATAGGTAAGCCTTTTAGCGGAGTAAAATTGTCACTTTCAAATGTTCCACTAGAAGTATGTGTTTTGCTAACTCTATAATATGAGCCATTATACTGAACTACTATACCAGAAACATAAAGTTTGTTTTCATTCCATAATGCAAATTCTTCGCTAACACCTCCAACATTAACGTTTGGATCTGATGCAGCTATTTTTGGTTTTAAATACTTGAAGTTTGGATCGTATCTGTCGTAGCCATCAATTTTGTATCCACCTTCAACCTTTTCAATAATAACACCACTATAAGAAGCTACACCAAACGGTGAACTTGTTTTTAGAGAAACGTTATAGTTTTCTTGTGGTGCAAAAATTGTTCCCGAACTATTTGGTGTTTTACTATCTAGTAGCAAATTAAGTTTTGCTTTATCGCTAAAGCCTGCAAGTCTAAAACTTAAATTGTTTGTAATACTTTGAATATTAGTTTTGTATTTTGTAAAATCAACATTACGATATTTTGTATAATCATAGATATAATTTACTAATCCACTTGTGTAATTTGTGTCAGGAAATAATAATTCTTTACTAGAAATTGATTTGAAATCGTTGTATACTTTATTACCAGCAATGTTAACTGATATATTACTTCTATCATAACATAATCCTGCTACTTCAGCTGGCTTTAAAATACAAAGAGCAATTAATAAACTAAATGCATATTCACTGCTACGTCTCCATGCAGTTTCTGTTACATTATGATCACCAAATCTAAATGTTGTTTCAATTTGTGAATTAAATGAAAAATCTCTAACAAAATTTGCAGTGTAAGGACTTACAACTTGTCCATTTTCATTAACAGGAATATTATTTAAAAGCCCAGGTCTTTTGTATTGTTTTTTAATTACTACCGATTTACCAGGTTGCTTAATTTTACCTTCTTGTATATCTTGCCATAGTGGTTTGTTATCACTAGTGTAAGGCGCAGGACCATACACATCTTCCCACCAGCTTGGTTTAATACTAAAGCCTAGCATTTCCCAAGGTGTTAAATTTGGAGTATCTGTGTCAAATGCAAATTTGTAAATGCCTCTCCAAAAGCCTGGTAAAGCAGATCCTGTTGCATCACTGCTAACTCTATAGTTCCAACTAAAAGAATCTTCTCTTTCGCTATTGTTTTGATAGTAGTTGTATACTTGTGCAACATTTGTCCAATTTACAAAATCAGATATCATTACATTATCAAAATCTTGTTTTGTGATTCCAGTTTCTCTATACAAGCCTGGAAGATAAGAATGGATGTCAAATATAGATGCATCATAAGATTTTTTAACGTTGTTATAAATTCTTTTTTCTAATTCTAATAACAAGTCATCTCTATAATCATTGTAGGCAATAGTAATACTACCATCGTGTCCTATAATTACATTTTTTGTAGTGCTATAGGTTGTATCTGCGATTTTTTCTGGTTTGTATAAAGGGTATAATCCTAATTTTGTAGGAGTTGCAGGTACATAACTTCCTTCGGTATTTTCGTATTCATGGATTTCAATTTTGTCATTTTGAGCAATGTTTTCAAAGAAAACAAAACCTTCATCTGTAAACGTATAGTCTACATTGTGCAAAACTTGTTCGCCATTAACGTATACAATAACTGCTTTGTTAGACAAGTTATTAAGATTAAATGCAGATGATAATGGATAATATGGATTACCGTCATCTAGAACGGTATATTCTAAAACGGTTTTACCACCAATTGGAAGCATATCAGTGTTGTAAAATGCATCTTCACGTCTTTTATCTGTATTAATTTGGTTAACAATATAATCAACATGTTTTGGTATTGAATTATTATATCCATCATCGGTTGCTATACGAATAAATTCTCTTTTAAATCTTGAATATTCAACCAAACTTGTTTTAATTGCATTAACAATATTATATTCTTTTGATGTTAGATTATACAATGCAAGGTTTATTGGACCAGTATGCTGTACAAATCTATCTCCGTATGTGCAAGAATTACCTAAATCTCTTAGGTTACTAACACCAGGATATATACCTTCAAATCCATCTATATTTTGAGTTATAGTGTCAACATGCTCTGATACCTCAGCAATAGTAAACTCTAAAGGCTCAGCATTATCAGGGTTACGTTCAAGATTGTAAGGTATTTCATAGTATCCATTAGAATTTTTTGTTGTGCTTGAATAGCATTTTATGGTAACAATATCATTTACATCAATTGCATCTGTGAATACAATTCTTTTGTTACCTTTAAAAGTATCAATAGTATAATCTACATTAATATCTTGATATATTTTATTTTTGTATACTTTAATTTTTAAATCAGAAATGCTCGCACTATTGTTAAAACAATTAACTACAAAATTATTTGTTTGGTTGTATCCAAAATAATCTAAAATTGCAGCCTGTCTGCTTTTTGTAAAATGTTTTTTCCAAGCATTTTCATACGTAACAGCTTTTGTGTTGTAATCAATTTTTTTGACAAATGCTTTTTTAGCAAAGAGTGTGACTAAATTTAAATCATCAATATAAGTGCATTCGTCTTTTAACAAATTAAAATTAAAAACAATATCACCTACATTGTTAATGTTTTTGTAGGTTACTGGAAATCCTAATTCTGTGTCATTAGCACCAACACCAACTTTATATGAGAATATTTTGTTTCCAATAAATGTACTTTCAGAATAATCTGAATAAGAAGTTTGATTTTTATCAAACAAATCAAATAATGGCACTTGATTTATAGAAATTTTTTCCTGGCTTTTTTTCCACTCTGTGCCGTTATAATAATATTGCTTGCCTTTATTTTTTACACCAGATTTAACTAAAACTACATCATCAGTGTTTGGTGTACTATCGTCTGCTTCTATTAATGCAATTTGATTAGAATTTTTATGATCTATAAATGATACAACAAATATTTTATTTTGCACAAGAGGATCGTTATCAGCAGTGAATAGTATTCTCATACCATCTACAAGTGTAACTTGATCGATATTGTATCCTGATGTTCCTTCGATTGTGCTAAACACATCAGTTGTTACGGTATCAATCAAGTCAATTGGTGTTTTAGATTGAAGTCCATTATTGTAAAGTTTGAGTCCTGCATTAAATTCTATAATTGGTCTTTTTGCTCTACTAGCTGCATCTAAAGTAACTTCGCTGTTGTTAATTTCTGCACTTTTTTGTATTACATCTGCATGTACCCATCTATTGTATCTGCTCCATGCATTTAAATCAGGACTAGCTTTGTTGATTGTAATGTAATCTTTTTCACTTGGATATCCAATTGCTAAACTATATGGCTGTTCGTCAAATCCATAATTGTCAAATGCAAGTTGTACATCATCTGTCACAATACCTGCTGTATCAAGATCTTGTGCAGGAATTAATGTAATAGCTTCTCCAACACCTTCTACATAGAATTCACCGGTTTCGTATTTTTCAGGCGTAACATTGCCTGTAAAGTAAACTTTCATTCCGTTTGAAAGAGAAAAACCTTTACTAGTTGTATAAGTTTTTTTACCTATGATTTCTTTTTCAACATTGATACTAGTTCCCTCTTCAATGGTAAACACATTTATTAATCCACTAGTGTTAATGTTGTTTAATGAAATATAGTATATACTATCTTGAATGTTTTCAGGTACTCTAAATGTTATTGTACCTTTTTCAATATATCCATCAAATTCGTCGCCCTGATTATCTATTTCAATTCCTTGTTCAATTAAAGTGCTATTGTTACTTACGCTATCTTCAAATGTTTGTCCTGGTTCAAAATCTCTACTTAAAACAAATGCAAACGGATGGCCTGGAGTATCAATTTCAAATTTGTATGTTTGTCCTTTATACAATTCAATAGTAGGATTTTGTGTTACACCATCTGGACTAAAAACAAATGTTTCATTGTCGTCATTGAATTGTAATGAAACTTTATATGTGCTTACAATATCTGTGGTTTGTCCATAAACTGCTACACCTAGTGGGCCATTTGGCATCCAATAGTATTCTCTAAAATTACTAAATTTATCAAAATTAATGTGTGCATTCCAAGAATACATTTCTTGTTCATTAATTACAGATTGATTTTCTGTATTACTATTAAACGTGTCTAATTGTCCAAGATAATCAATATAATCTTTGTGTAGAACAATGTTGTCTAGTTCATCTTTTACAACAAGAGCAGGTTCTAGCTGATACATTTCTCTGTTAAATGTAACGTCACTTAAATATGTTGAATTATTTACATTTGCTTTTGCATTTCTTCTTCCAACAAACGAGCTTAACTTTTCTACAGCACCAGGAGAAAACAATTGATCGATAGTCGAGTTTACAAATTTTTCATTTGTACCTGTTCTAAAGAATCTTGGCAAAAACTTAGAATGTTTTCTATTTGAGCTTCCTACTGGATATTCGTTTTGATCTTCAAATGCCATTCAAAATGTTCCTTAATAGCTTGATGTATTACTTGTAATGTTTGCACGGCCTGTTGTATCAGTTGTTACAACTTTGCCTTCTGCTCTTATTTTTGTTTCAGTGATAGCGTCAATAATTTCAACGTCATTTACGGTTGCAGCACTTGCAAAAATTTCATCGCTTTCTGCTTTAACTTCGTAAAGACTGCCAAAATATTGATCTGCTTGTACAGGTACTAATATCACACTGCTTAGATCAGGAGATAATTCTTTCATTATGTATGCTGCAAGTTCACTAAAATAAAATGTTTCTCCAAAGTCCCAATTTTCTAAACTAAAGAAAGTGTTTACTGCACTTATAACACGACTTTTAATATCGTTATCATTAAGTACTTCATCAGGATTTTTTACAACCTTAATTTTTGCTTGTAAGTTTTCTGGTGCTTTAGATCCAAACAATGCTTTGTATTTTACTGGATGATAAACAATTTCATCACTGATACTTTTTACCTTGTTAAGTTCTTGACCATACAAAACAAATAGTTCATCGCTGCTTGGAGGCAACGGTTTTGATGTGCTTGCACCAGTTAAGTATGCTCTATAATCTGTATCATAAGTTCTTGTTAATACAAATGTATCTATAATGTTAGACACACTCGGATCTAAACGTCTGTTTTCGTTTGCTGCATGGTAATATCTAAATTTAATATTATCTCTGCCTATAAATGCTCTATAATCATCAATTAAAACAAGAATGCCGTTTTGTACTTTTTTGAAAAAGTCCCAATAACTAAAGTAAAAAATTGTTCCTTCGTCGTATTGACTAATTGCTCCAATTAATTCTTCTCTTGCAAAGTTGTCATTGATTCCTTCTGCATCTTTATCTACATAATAAAATGCTTCGCTGTCTCCAAGATTGAACTTCTTTTCAAAGACATATGTTTCTAAACTAGTATCAATAATTTCTTCAAAAATATCTGGGTTGTCAACAATACCGTCGTCATCTATATCAAAGAAATCTATTTCAACTTTGGTGCTATCAATATAACCATCTAAATTGATATAATTGTCAATTATTTGCCAATCAAAATCAATATTAAAATTAGAAGTTTGTGCAGGTTTAGTGTTTATTCCTAAAACTTGAATTTTGTCTTTGACTATAGTTTGTGTTTTACTATCATAAATTTTATCTTCTTTATCAAAGTAAAATCTTATTTCATCTGAACTACTAAAAATGTATTGTAAACCTCTTGTGGTTATTGTATATGTTTCGCCATTGGTTTCAAATAATAATAACCAACTTGCGTCTAGATTTCTACCTGATAAATCACCTGTTGCAGAAATACTAAAATCAGCAGTTGCATTTAAATCTTGATCAAGTATAATTTTCCAATCGTTCTTTTCATAATCGTATCTAATTCCAAAACGTTTTTGTGCAAACATTTGGTCTATAAATTGATTAATTGTATCGTTAGAAAATTCTGTTTTTAATACAGGAATAATTTCAACTAGTTGACTATCATCTTCGATGTTATCATTAAGTGTTACTGGTCCTAAGCCCGATACATCATCAATAGTTGTACCATTTTCAAGAACACTTACAACTTTTGTCCATTTGTAAGTTAGTGCATTTGGAACACCTGTAGCATCACCTTGTACAAGTTTGTAATTATCTTTAGCATCATAATAATAACCATCTGGTGCATTAAATTTAAGGAATGCACCTGTCTTAACATAAGACATTAAACCACTTGTATAAGATCCTAACACAACAGATAACGCATCTTCATCTTTGAATAATCCTGTGCATCTATTAGTGTCAAATGTTTCTTTTTGCCAACGTATAGCAAGATTTGTTACACTGGTATTTCTTGGAAATTTAGTATAGTAAAAATTTCTTACCTTGTTGCTTGTAATTAAACTTGTAATAGTGTTTCTTGCAAAAAATTCTATATCAGTTTCATTGTTGAATTCAAACAACATTTTTTTGTTTGTAAATTCTCTATACAAAACTCCGTCATTACCATACAAGTTTGTGTTGCTGTACTTTCCAGTAGTGTCTCGTAAATCAAAATATCTGCTTACACCACTACTGGTTCTGTTCACACTTTTTGTTTTTACAATTTCTTGACTTACACTTAGTGGACCAACATTATAGTCTTCGCCAGTTATTAATCTGTTTTGAGTATAATAGTTGCTAGGAGCATTTGTTTTAATGCTTTCGTTTGTTTCGCTAGTTGTTGCGTTATCAACAACAGATTGTAAACCTAAAGTGATGCTAAGTTTTTCTGTTTTGTTTGCTTTGCTGATATAAGGTATATTAATTGTTATACCACGCAAATCTTTAGGAGCAATTTTGTATCTTCTGTTTGCAGATTGTCTAAAGTAAACTCTAAAGTTTCCTTTTGGTAGGTTACCAAAAACACCATCACTAAACATAAGACTAATAGTGTCTTCTGTTCTAGTTAACACAGAAAATATGTTTCTTACATTCTTTTCTAAACTATTGTAAACAATGTTATTGCCTTCAACAGCATCAACTTTTATCCACTCGTCTGTTTCGTTGCCGTCTGCATCTAACTTGTACAACCAAACATCCGAGTTGTTGATGTTTGGTACATTAATATCTACTTTGCTGTGCGGCACAGATGAGTTTATAGTAAATTCGTTATTTTGTAGGCTACCTTGTCTAAAATGCATGAAGTAACCTGTGTTAGAACTACCAGGTCCTTGTCCGTTATCTCTGTATAGAAAACTTAATTTATTTCCTGGATTTGGAGACTCCTCGTAGATTCCGTTATTATTAAAACTTGTGCTTACAACTTCAAAGTTTTCTGATCTACCATCTACACTTTTACCAAACTGGTATACAGGAATATTTGTGTTAGAAGCATTTAATCTATATTGTTCAGTTCTGATACCCTGTAACAATTCACTTCTAATTGGTTTACCAATTACATTTGCAGTAGGAAGAGCTGCATTTAGAACTTTCTTAAATTGTTCATTCCAATTAGGATTAGTGCTATCATTCCATAAAATACTTTGATTAGAAAGATTAACATTGTTGCTGTCAATAATTTCTTCAGTTGTAGAGATGCTTGTAATTTTTAGCAAGCCGTTTGCAGGAATAACTCTTTTTGGATTGTAACTTAAAAGTCTTGCTGTTCTTAAAACACTTTCTCTACGCTCTGCTAATTCAATAAAATTTTCTCTAGCATTTAGATCAATTCTATATGATATATTTTGACCTAATAATGCAATCATATCTATAAGTGCAATATATTCACTCGATTCAATATAATCATTAAAATCTTCTGGATAATTTTCACGTAGATAATTAATCATAGTTCTACGTAGATTGTCAAAGTCGTAGCTTTGGAAATCAGCATTACGGAAAGACTGATATATTCTAGTCCAGTCTTCTGTTCTAAGCAATCTATTTTGTCTATCAGTTACAGCCATAGAGAAGTTCCTTTATTATAATATTTATCTGTATTGATAAAGTGCGCAGTTAAATTAAGCCTGCTTGTTGGTCAAATCTAAGCTGTAATGTTTCGCTTATACTATAATCTTTGTAAGTTAAATTTATCTCAATTTGAAGTCCATTTTCATATTCATCAATTTTAACTTCGTTAGCTCTAACTCGCGGATCATAATTAACAATGTCAGTAACATTTTTCTTTATAGCATTTTTCATCGGTACCGTTAATGGTTCAAATAATGCATCCCATATGATTGTGCCAAATGTGGGATTTTCAAGTTTTTCACCTTGACGTATATGAAAATGATTTACAAGGTCTTGTTTAATTAATTCAAGGTCGTATAGGTTTAATTTTTTTGGCTCGGCAACCGTAGATATACCTCTGTAACTTTTAGTTTTTACAGGTTGGTTTTGTTTGTTATTTTGTAAAACAATGTTTTTTTGTGCCATATTGTATTTAACCTTTAAACTTGCTGTCCGTTACTATCGTATATAATACTAGAACTATTAAATCTATTAGTAGGATCTTGTGGAGGAATCGTAAATCCTCCAATGTTTATTTGATATATTCCATCTGTAACACTTCCGTTTGAAGAAAATATATTGCTTAAACTAATTGCAACTTGTCCTACTTCATAAAATACTTGACTATTTGATATATTATTTTCAGAAAGTACTTTACCTAGTGTATTTGCTGCGGTACTAAGATTTTGCAAATCTGTTGACGGATTACTATCCCAAGATAATGATGCCGCTAGTTCGTTTACTTGTTCTGTTGTTAAATTTGCAGGCTCACCTTTTAAAGTATTTTGCAATGCAGCAATCAATGTTTCTTTTTGATCTTTTGGTAAAGAAAGAATTGCATCTCCTAATTCTCCGCCAAACTTGCCTTGAGCAGCGCCATAGGCTTGTAGTGCAGGTCCTACGCCTGGTAAAGCACTTATCTCTGCACCGTTAGCTGCTAATACTTCGCCTGATTCTGTTACTTTGTTTTCAAACTTGTCTAGCTCATTTCCTAAAATTGGATTAATTTGTCCTAATACATCTCCTGTGCTACCTGCTAATGCTCCTACACCTGCAAGATTGCTGTTTGGACTTAACATACTAGATACTAAAAATCCTAGGTTACTTTGAGAGCCGCCGCCTTTTAGGAATGTATCAATTGCAATGTTTACATTTTGATAACCTGCATTTTTAACTTGAGTTGGATTAGAACTATCAATACCATAAGGTTTATCTGCACCTGTGCCACTACCTTCGTTATTAGGGCCTTTGCCTCCAAATTCAAAATAACTGCTTCCTAGACCCAGATCCATTTGGAAGCCACCGGTGCCAAAACTAAAACTTAAAGGTCCGCTGCTAAAATTAAAATTAAAACCATCAGGTCCAAAACTTGCACTTATAGGTCCAGAATTAAAGCTACCAGAAAGTCCACCAGGACCAAAGCCTACATTTAAAGGCCCGCTTGTAAAACTACCAGCAATACCGTTAGGACCAAAACCAACACTTAGTGGACCGTTACTAAATCCTCCTGCTATTCCGTCAGGACCAAAACCTACACTCAACGGTCCTGCACTGAATTGTCCTGCACTAATTTTTCCATCTGCAAATTGCAATCCTACTGGTCCAACATTTACACCTGCAAGTTCGCCATTAGTAATAGTAAGACCGCCGTTTTCACCTCCAATTGCAAAATTATTTGCATCAAATCTTCCGTTAATAACACTTTCGGCAATTTGACTAACTGCAGGATTGCCAATTCTAGAAGCAACAATACTTCCAGCAGCATCTCTCAAACTTTGTGGACTATTCAAGTCTAAGTTTCTACCGTTAACATTAATGTTTACATTTTGTGCAATTTGATTCATTGCTCCGCTGAATGTTCCTATTCGACCGGGAGTTGAGTATCTTTGTTGCGGACTTGCAGCACTTATAGGTGTTCCATTTCTGTTTGTGATTTGAGGTGCTGCGGATAGCGGACTACCAAACGCATCACGTATATCTTGTCCAATTCTATCAAATATTTTTAAAACCATGTGCTTGCCCTCTTTACTCTGGTCTTAATGGAATTTCAGGTAGATCTTCACCTTTACCGCTATCCTTCAATCCACTAATTAATGCCCTGTCTACTGCAACTCTTTCACCTTCAGGAATATGTACGTCATTTGTATCAGCAGTAGCTTCTGTTTTTTCAGGCAGTACTAAATTAGGATCCCAATTTTCATGTTCTGGCCATGGTTCATGTTGCGGAACTCGTTTTGGAAACTTTGCTGCTAATGCTGCTTCTTCTACATACAATGCTTGCTCTGCACTTGCAGGTGCTTCTTCAGCTGTAGGTCCGTTCATATGAATCGGTTTCGCTGTTTCATAATGTCCTTTAGGACTATTGATATGACTTTCTTCACTGGTTATTTTAGATTTTTTTGCAACTTTTAAATTAAAGTCTTTACCAACTACAATGTGCAAGTTTGCTTCATCTTGTTTTGTATGAATATGCATGTCTTTTAAACTTGTCATGTAAGTTTCTAAGTAACTATTAAAATAATTTTTTTCACCTGCTGTTATGTAATTGTCTTTTACAGCATACATTTGAATATCTTTTGCTGCACTTACACGCAAGTCCTGACCAATACGCTGTTCTATATTTTTTCCAACTTTTTGAAATATACTATCGTTTGCTGCAAAATTCATAAACCTACCAGCTTCTAAGTTTATATCTCTGTCAGCAACAAAATTAATATCATTTTCACTATGCACACTAATACTATCTTGTGCATAGATATCTATTTTACCATTACTAGTAAGTTCTATCCAAGTTGTACCACGTCCATTTGAAATATAAATTAAATCTTCGCTATTGTGTAAAAGAATTTGATGACCTGTGCGTGTTCTAAAGCGCACCATTTCATTATGCGGAATAGTTTTGTCGCCGCCTGAACTTGCTTCCTGATCTATGTATTGATAAGGAGTATCTTTAGCAGGTCCTTTACGTAATCTTTTATCGTCGCCGTCGTCTAATACAAAACTTTGACCTCCTAGTCTACTTTTGTATACATCGGCTTTTTCGTCTTTAACTCCTCTCGGCGCTTTTGGTCCATTTTTATCAAGCGGTCCGGGGGAACTTAATCCATAAACACTGCTAGGAATTTCACGTCTTGCACTAGTACTGGTTATGCCTCTTATGTCGTCGTCAGCTAATCCGCTTTCTTTTAATTTTTCTACAAATTTTAAATTCAACGGCTTTTTGTTTTTTGTAGGATCTTTTTGATCTGTGCCGTCTAATCTTTTGTTATACTCAGCAGTTGGTAATTTTTTACTTGTTACACCTTGTGGTACTTCACCTTTGTAATATTCAGTTGCAGGTTGTGCGCCTGGTACCATAAAGTTCATGTATCTATCTTGTATACAAGCAAACCAGTAACCTTTATTGATATCTCCATCTACAAATCCGCATAGTACTCGTGTTCCTACATCAGGCGGTACTGCCCACCAACCATAGCTTTGTTGTGTGTCTTCGTATGTTCCATTAAGACCAAGATGTTCAGGAGGCGTTGTACCGTAAAACACTGGAGCATATTCAACATCAATGGTTTCTCCTTTATCTTCTGCTTCATTACCAGTGCTATCATAATTAATTAGTGTTACTTTAAGTGTTCCCATATATCCTGGATCGAGATGACTTACTACTCTACCAATTTTAAATCCATATTTTTTAGCACGTTCAGGATTATCAGGAGTTCTTGTTTCTTCTTGTGTGTTTACTTTATTGATATCACTCATTCTTGTTCAAAGGGCGTATAAGGCTCCTCTCCTCCTTCTATCATTTTAAGACTTCCACTTTGAACTACTGCATCATCAACACTGATTTCATCTTCTTGATTTCTTCTGCGTAATAAACTTAAACGTTGTGTAAATTTACCGCCTTCGAATACATTAGTTAAACTAACTACTCTGTATAATCCACTAAATGCACCCAATGTTGCTTGTCCACTTCCATTAAAATTATCTTGAAAGTAAAAACCATTTTCTGAATAATCTATTGGAGTTCTAAAGTTGATTAAGATGTCTGTTTCTTGTCTGTCAACTGATATTGAACCATCTGCATTAATATTAGGATTAGAAGCAGATGAATTATAATTTCCTAAGCCAGTATCAAACAAGAAATACGGATCTCCAAAAATTTCCAAGTCTAATGCAAGCAAGTCAACAGCACTATTTAATATTGTATCATTAAATAACTTTGCGACTTGATGTTTAGAACTATTTGCAGTATTACTGCCGCCTGTTTGACCACTACTTGCACCATATGTTATAACGGTTCCAGTTTGTGTTGTACCTTCTGGATAAATCAATGTTCCGCTTGTAAGATTTGTAGTAGTGTTGTCAACTTCTTGTTGTGCTGCTAAATCTTGTGTAGCACCAGTTTGTTGTTCTGGATTTTTGTTTCCGCTATCTGCAAAAAGTGAAGTATAAAATGCACTATTAATTTTAATATCAAAGTTTATTATATCGTCGTTTTGTCCGCTGTAAATATAATTGTATTCTTTTGCAACACTATTTCTTAAATTACTATAACCAAATCCATCTTGTGCTGGCATTTGTAATGTACTACTATGAACTTTGTACGGTACTACTTGATAAACATAAGATTTTGCAGCTCTACCTGAGGTACGTTGTTGTGTCCTGTTTGGATCTATAAAAACTCTTGGAACAATTTTAAACCATGTTATAAATCCTAAAGCATCTGGTGTTTGATCTATAAGACTTTCTCCCCACTTACTGCTTATAAGAACATCTTCAATTATAGTTGTAATTCTTGTTCCTTGAGAATATGTAAAAGTTCTAATTTTGCTATCAAGGACAACATCTCCTCTTTTGTAAACATCATTTGCATACGTATCAACTTCGGCTGGCATCGGTGTTCTACCCGAGGCAGTATGATCTTCAATTATTTCTGCACTACCAAACACATTTATACCAACACTATCAGCAACTCCAGAGCTTCCTTCTTGATTAAGCACATCTTGAATATATGCAGCAGTTGATGGATTTGTTTGTGCCGAGGTACCTGACCCAACACCTGATGCTTGTGTGCCTGCTGCAAAACCTGCAATGATTTCATCGGGCACATCGTTTGGATTTGAAGTTGCACGGTTTTCGTCTATGGCTGCAATAGTTCCTAAATTATTAGCACTTGATAAATCATTTGGAAAAATTATATAAACTTCGTCGGCTTCGACTTCTTTACCTTCAGCTTGCTGTCTAACTAGATTATTGTTAATAACGGTGCTTAGACTATTAACTCCGTCTTGTAATATTTCAGCAACATTTGTACCTGATATTGTAACATCACTCATTAGTAAATCAATTTGATCTAACATTGCTTGTTCGTTGTAAGGAATACCTTCAATAGTGTAAATACTACCACCAGAGTTAACATCAAATTCAACATTTTTTATAGAAACAGGAATGTGTCTGTTTAATGTATCCTCCATAGGAACAATATTACCATCATCATCGTAACCTATAAATTCAATTTGTAGTATAAAAGGACAATCTAAATAGTTTTCCCAACCTGCTTGTTTTGATGCAATTAACAATGTTTGTAAAAATAAACCCATACTATAAGGTTCAATAACATTAAAACTAATGTATGTAGCATTACTATTTCGTGTGCTTTGATTTGCATTTATAAGTGCTTCAATGTTTACGTTATCAATAAAATATTCTAGTTTAATACCTAATTGATCTTCATAATAATTTGTAACTTTATTAGGTAGTCCGCCACCTGATCTGAGTATAGGAAATGACAAGCCTTGTACCTTATATGTTGAATTAGGTGAATTAACCTCATTTGCACTTAAAGCAGCAAGGGTAAAAATTGTATTAAATGTACTGAATTGTTTTAATACGTTCGGTGTTGCCATTATAAACCTAAGAACCTTTTCAAATTAGAATTTTTTGGTAAAAATATTTTAGTACCGGCATTGAAATCAAAAATAGGATCATTGATGATATCCATATTACGTTGTGCAAATACCCACCAAAGTTTTGCAGTTCCATACAAATCAAATGCTAAAAGATCTGGACGGTTTTCATACTGAGGTTCTATTGTGTAAACAATATCATCATCTTCGGCAGGTACAGATCTAATTTTAAAATATCCTAGAGTGCCGTCAGACTTGAATTCTGTTTTGTAGTAAGGACTTGTTTTTGCATATTCTGCCATTAGATGTATCCTTCGTCAATTAAATTACCTCTTACAAAGTCATCTAAACTAAAGTTTGCTACTTTATTGCGGCTGTATATTGGTTTTAAGACCGCTGTAATAGTGCTTAGTGTAGGCACATGTGAAGTATTGTTGTAGACTTGTCCTGTATTTGATGTTGATCCGTATGGAACTTCTATATAATCAACATTATTTGGCAAATCTACACTAAAATCTGTTAAAACACAAGGAATGTTATTAAAAACATAACTACCATAACCGTTTAACTTCACAACAGGAGGTGGCGCACCTTTGTTTGATGTATTACCATATGCCATTTTAGTTAAACTTCTTAAAAAATGTGTTGCTGCTATCCAATACTGCCCATCTTCTCTAGTTTGCACAGGTATTTGCCCTGATACTTGAATATCATTTACTCTACTGCTTTCATATTGAGGGAAAGCATAGTTATTGTGCACAGGATTTAATTCACTATAGTTGGCTTGACTTTGCATAAGTATAGTTGGTACAATAGGAAATATAAACGAGTAGTTTGTTGCACGTAAAGGAGCAAGAATAGGACTATCATTGTAAGCAGCCAAATCCGGCATGCTTATACGCACACGCCAATCGTTAGTTTGATCATCATCTGCAAAGTTTGCAAATGTTCTGTTAAAATTCTGTGGTTCTGCACCAGTAGGCAGGTTTCTGCTTCTGATGTTTGACATAAAAAGGTTAGCGTTTTCTGTATAGACTGCAACATCTATATCTGTGCCACCTGACGTTGTATCAACTGATATACTTATTTGTGGATCTGCCATGATAAACTCCTATATAGTATTTAGTTGACAAAATAAACAACGTATATTATTATAATGTTAACATTTTAGGAAGTATTAATGAAAAAAGTAAATTATCTTAACAACAAAGATATGTTAAAAGAAATACACAGAAGTAAAAGTACATTTTGTAGCTTTGTTGAACCAGAATATGCCGATTATGATATAATTTTGCCAAGTTTAGACAAAATTAATATCAGAACAATAGCTGAAGCAAAGCGTAACAAAGCAAAAAAGCAAGGACAACTTGCCTACGAAGAAGCAAAAGCTGTAAACAAAAAAGTTAAGATGGCAGAGTTTGAAGTGGACTATAGATCTATAGAAAAGACTGAATTAATTTTTAGAATTATGACATTTGATCACATTCCAGACGAACCTGGACGTAAAAAGAATCCTAAAACAATAGCTGATCACAAGACTAAACTTAATTTTCCACCATTCCAACATTACAAGTTTGATGAAGACAACAATTTAATCTGTGTTGGAAAAAGTCATTGGGTTGGTGGTATGGAAAACGGTCATTTTAGTAAAACAGATGGTAAAGCAACTAATAAATTAGCAACTATGTGGCTAAAATTAGTTGATAGATATGCTACAAGAGGTAATGTTCGTGGTTATACCTACAATGACGAGATGAAAGGCCAGGCAATTCTTCAATTAGCACAAATTGGTTTGCAATTTGACGAATCAAAATCAAATAATCCTTTTGCATACTATACAGCAGCAGTTACAAATAGCTTTGTACGTGTTATCAACTTGGAAAAACGTAATCAAAACATACGTGACGACATATTAGAAATGAATGATATGAATCCTAGTCATACAAGAACACACCAAGGTGAATGGGAAGCTGCTTTAAGACGACAACAAGAAACAAAATAGGTTGATTTTTATAAAATTTCCAGTTATAGTAGTTTAAAGACGGAGATTTCTTGTGTTTAAAAAAGCAGCAGTGTTTACTGACATACACTTAGGTATGAAAGGCAATAGTCGTGTCCACAATCAGGACTGCGAAGACTATATTGATTGGTATATCGAAACAGCAAAAGCAAATAATTGCGAAACAGGCATCTTTTGCGGCGACTGGCACCATAATCGAAACAGCTTAAACCTAACAACAATGGACACAACCATACGATTACTAGAAAAACTAGGAGAATCGTTTGAAAAGTTCTATATGTTTGCTGGTAACCACGACTTGTACTATAAAGACAAACGTGATGTGAAGTCAACTGAGTTTGCAAAACACATTCCTAACATTACCGTAGTCGACGAAATACAAGTTATTGAAGATGTAGCACTAGTTCCATGGTTGGTAGGCGAAGAATGGCGGCGTATTGAGAAGATACAAGCAAAATACTTATTTGGACACTTTGAGTTGCCCAGCTTCTATATGAATGCTATGGTACAAATGCCAGATCACGGTGAACTAAAGAGCGAACACTTTAAGAATCAAGAGTATGTGTTCTCAGGACACTTCCACAAACGTCAAAAGCAAGGCAAGATCCACTATATCGGCAATGCTTTCCCACACAACTATGCAGATGCTTGGGATGATGACCGTGGCATGATGATACTGGACCGTGAGAACAATGCAGAGCCAGAATATTTAAACTGGTCAGAGTGTCCTAAGTATCGTACGGTAAAGTTATCTCGTCTAATCGATGAAAAGGATACACTAATTAAACCGAGTATGTATCTAAGAGTCACACTTGATATTGATATTAGTTACGAAGAAGCAACATACATCAAAGAAACATTTATTGAACAATATAAATGTAGAGAAATTACACTGATTCCGCAAAAACACATTGAGGAAATCAACACAGACTTGGATATTGAGCAATTTGAAAGTGTAGATCAAATTGTTAGTAATGAAATTCAAGCAATCGATAGTGAACAATTTAACAAGAAATTGTTATTAGACATTTATAACGAGTTAGTATGATAAAAATTAAAGATTTAACCGTAAAAAACTTTATGAGTGTGGGTAATGTTACCCAGGCAGTTGACTTCAACAAGGAGCAACTCACTCTAGTGCTTGGTGAAAACTTAGATCAAGGAGGTGATGATACTGGATCACGTAACGGTACAGGTAAAACAACCATTATTAATGCATTGTCTTACGCATTGTACGGTCAAGCACTAACTAATATCAAGCGTAACAACTTGATTAACAAAACTAACAGCAAAGGCATGTTAGTTACACTTAATTTTGATAAAGGTGGCAACAGCTATCGTATCGAACGTGGTAGATCTCCAAATGTTCTTAAATTTTATATCAATGAACACGAACAAGAAGATTTAACAGACGAATCACAAGGCGATAGTCGTAAAACACAAGAAAGTATTAACAATTTATTAGATATGAGCCACGACATGTTCAAACATGTGGTTGCATTGAACACTTATACCGAGCCTTTCCTCAGTATGAGAGCAAATGACCAACGTGCAATCATTGAACAGCTACTTGGTATTACTATTCTTACTGAAAAAGCAGACATGCTTAAAGAAAAAGTTAAACAAACCAAGGACTTTATCACAGAAGAAACATTAAAAATTAATGCAATTGAAGCAAGCAACAAAAAAATTGAACAAAGTATCGAAACACTTGCTGGAAGACAACGTGCTTGGGTTGCAAAACGTAAAACAGATGAAGAAAAATTACAAACTGCTATCGAAGAACTAGAAAAACTTGATATTGATGAAGAATTAGAAGCACATGACAAACTTACTAACTGGACTGAACTAAATAACCGCCTAACTAGTCTTAATAAAGAAAAAGCAACACTAGAAGCAGCACTGATGCGAGCAACTAAGAGTGTTGACAAGGCAGAAAAGGATATCAAAGAACTTGACGATGCTGTTTGCTATACTTGCGGCCAAGAATTACATGCTGACAAGAAAAAAGAAATTGAAAATAAAAAGCAAAAAGAGTTAAGTGATGCACTTGCTTATCAAACAGAGGTTGCTGACAAGTTACAAGCAACAATGAACTTGCTTACTGAAATTGGAGACATTAATGGACGTCCTAACACATTCTATGAAAGTGCAAAAGAAGCATACGAACATAGAAACAACGTAGATAATTTACGTCAAGCATTGTTAAATAAGAAGCAAGAAGAAGATCCGTATCAAGCTCAAATTGATGACTTAACAAACACAGCACTTCAAGAAATTGACTGGCAACCTGTTA